CTGTGATACATCTGCGGCTTCATCTATTACTATGTGATCTAAACCTAGTCCACGAATAGAGTCTGGATTGTCCACACTACGCAACATTATGATACTACTATTAACCAGTGTTATGGTTAGTTCTGATTCATTGATCTTCTTTATCCAGTTCTTGTCACGCAACATACTCTTTAAGTCTTCCCACACAATCTGTTTAGCCATACGATAACTTGGTGCTACATACATTACTTTGGTGTTGGGTTTAGAGGCATGTTTGGCTAGTGAGGCAATACTTGCGTATGTTTTACCGAATCGTCTACCACTTACTACTACCTTGAAACGGGCAGGATGATTGAGAATCTCTTTTTGTGGTGGTGTTAACTTCATCTACATATCTCTATAAAGGGAAGAGCAACAGCACGGTCTTAACAACATAATTTTAGGAGAACTATATAGTTGTGCTGTTACTCTTCTTTATTCTTCAATCCATGGTAGCGGTGTATTACCTTCTTGTGCTACTGGATCGTTAACTAAGCCTAGCCAATTTTTTGCTAGGAATATCTGTATTGCAGGGTTATGCTTTTGTATTGCGTTCTCAAGCATAGCCTCCATTAATCTGTGTTTGGTTACTTCTCTGGCTTTTTCTACTTCATAACGAAAGTTGTTGATGAATGTGTTCTCTTTAACACCAAAGAACTTTGCCATATCATTGTATGAACAATGCAACATAGCAAGTCTACGCACTTGTTCTATGTCAATGACCTGTCGGTTATCCCCGCGACCAATTGCGATACCTCTGACTATCTTGTCTTCGTATTTGCGTTGTGGTTGTTCTTTGTATGCATCTCGTTCTGCATCTGGGCAATCGATGTATATTTCTTTTTGTTCGATTTCCCTTGAACTTGGGGTAGATTTATCCTCAGTCATTGTTATTCCTGTATAATCACTGTTATCGCCAGTGTGTGCGTATTTGCAGTATTATTTATCAGAACTGTGATATTTTGTTTGTTTCCAGCCGTGTACATGACTCTTTGTGTATGTTTTACGGCTTTGTCGCGGATCTATAATGGTTAATTCGTCAGTGAGAGGATTAACATAGAATGTTGCTTGTTCTGTGGCTGTCATATCAGCGAATCTCTTCAACATATCTGTGATATAACTAGGCCTTTGATCATTTGGCACATGTATCCATTTGAATATGAATGCTTCTAGATGTGTTTGATTGAGTCTAGGATCAAGTAATTTTGTTTTTTGTTTTGTAGTTAAGTCTGCTATCATACTACTACTTATAGTAGTGTTTAATTTTACTGTGATTTATGTGGTTACATACATCACCTAAAGGCGATAACCTCTGCATGTTCTACACTCACTTTCGTTCGCTCGAACCTTTGAAGTTAAGTATTTAAAAAAGAATTATTATTACTTTCTGTAGATGGAACTTCAGTCAGACGGAACCTATTACGGTTCCATCCTCTTTCTGTGAGTGTATACTATACAGCCATAGACATTTGGAAACAGGTATTTTGTTTATACACCGTGCAATGGGCTCTGACCTTTCCCAACCTGCATCGACTCTAGGATATGTCTCGTTCCTCAGTTACATATCTTTTTATGCACATATGGTGTTTGCGACCTAACAGAATAAAGTCTATATTACTACATTGAGCAGGAGTGTGCTTGTAGTTCTATTTTACGGGTGCGGGTACCAAAATCGCCGCCTTTATCCCCAATCAAAAAATTCTTTCCGGTGATCAGCCTTATGTTCTGTTTGTAAAGGGTTCTGTGTTTCTTGTTCTAGTGCTAGTTCTAATAACTCTTTGCGCCAACCTTTAGGTGGTGGCCATGGTATGCCCCATTTTTGCAATTGAGCCTTAGTATGCTTTGCCTTGAGTATTTCTTGCCTTGTGATAGTTGCCATGTTTGCCTTAATGTAATTCTATTTATACTTTTTTGTGTTTTTTTGTAAAGTTCTTGATTTATTATACTATACACCCATTCTAATGTCAAGAAATATGTTATTTAGATAAATAAATATTGAGTTGGACTGTGGAGTTGAAAGTTCCGGACTAATGATTCAATCAAACAATCCATAAAATTCTATAATGCGTTGCCATGCTAAAATAGAGCTCATAATAACAGACAAGTGGCCTTCGAAGTTATTACACAGCCAACTCCCCCTTTAACTATTTCACTTCCTTAAATTTAATCTCAAACGGTTTTTCATTATACTGTTTAGTGTGTAAATCATAACCCAAGTCTTGTTTGCTAAAGTTGTAATCATAAGCAACACATATGATATCGAATAACTTCTTAATATATCTCAACTGTTTCTTTGTGTAGTCCTCTGATGGATTACGCAATCTATTGCCCACTATACCTGATGCATAACTTAACACACTATTGTATGAGCCTGCATAAGTGCTTTTAGGCATCTCTTTGCTAGGCACAGTACACATGTTATATAGACTTTTGTCTAAGAACTGTTTTTGTGATACATCCATTACAAATCTGCTTAACCAATGGTGTATGTATGCAATATCTTCATCATGCATGTTCAAATGTTTCTTTTCGTTGTTTGCTTTTACTTCATACCATATGGTAAGCACATTGTTGTTAACAGTGGATTGAGGTATAATGTAGTAATTTGCTTTATGGCCTTTCATAAACAGGTGCCTCCCCACTTAACATCTTGTGAATTGCTTCTTCAATAGTGTAGCCGTCAAGTAACATTCTAATCAGTACCATTCTCCACTGTGGATACCATGGATGATCTTGATGTAACCAACCTTGTGGTTTCAATGCTTTCTTTTGTTTTTCCCAATCAATACAGCCAGGTATTTTTCTACCCAACATGTGTTGACCATATGCAGTAGTAAGGTATGCACTACCTCTGAGTCTTATGCGTTGATCTATAGCAGTAGGATGTGCTCCTATTTCTTTTGCTAGTTCTACAAGTGTTTTGTTATACATTATTTCACTGAGTGAAGGTTGTGGCTTACGCTGGTAAGGTGAACCAAAGTTACGCACTCTCATGTGTATAGCATCTGGGGTAACCATTTCTTGTTGTGCTAGTTCTTTGACATGTATGCCCCACTTGGCTTCAAATTGTGTTATCTTTTTACCTGTTACAGGATCAATTACTTTCTTTCCGTGTCCTTTAGTTGGCATCTGCTTGTCTCCTTGCTAGTTCAGTGTCTATAACTGTTTTCATAGCAATTAAATTAGCAGTATCACTGTTTACTATGATATCTTCTAATGATTTAGGTTGAGGTTGTTGAGGTTTGTTTTTCCAATCCTTTGTTCTAGGCGGATGGGTTGCCTTTTTTCTTACTTTTGCCATTTTATGCTCCAAATAATGCAATGCTTTATTGCTTTGCACATAAGTTATTTATGACTTTAAGTAAAAATACCGGTAAAATACGGTTCAAATAAGGTGTTTGGTTGGTTTGGTAACCTTGGTTTTATTTATCTACTTGATAATTCGCTTTCTACCCAACTTAAGGCTCTGGGACCGCCCCATAGGTAGTATGCTTGTATGGCTTTTGATGTTTCTAAGTCTAAGCCTTGATCTCTTGCGTTGTCATAGTTCTCTTTTGCTCTTAACAAGTAACTACGCATACGCCTTAGTGTAGCATATGATATGTTATCACCATTTGCTAGTTGATTTGCTCTTGCTAAACCAACTCTAGTGCCAGCACGCCTGCTAGGAGCAACATTTTCTCTTGCTTCTAACGCCTTTTTAGCGGCTTCTCTAACTGGTTTGGGTGCTACTGGCATATTATATATTTCCTTTGCTTACACACGCTTATATGCTGTCTAAGACACCAACATACTGGCTACTGTTGCTAGTAATGTACTTATTGTTAATAACACTAAAGCCCATATTTTTTTGTCTAGGCTCTCGATCGCAGTAGTAAAGAAGGCTCTGTTATCCTTAACTGCTTCTTTAAGGTCGTCTACTCTGTCTGACAAATGTCCGTGTTGTAGATCGTTGCTTTTTTCGAGTTGCTCAATCTTGTTACTGAGCTCTAGTGTTGTTGTTTTTGGCATTTTAGTTACTTTCGCTCTCTGTGGTTTCATTGTATCCAACTTGTTCCCTTAATTTTTCTAATTGTGCTTTGCGTTGCTGTATTATTACAGGAACAGGTGTTGCATCGCCCTCATCATCATCTGGTGTACTGTATAACCACTCAGAATCTGTGTATTTTTCTTCTCTGTTGAGTTCTTCTACTGTTGTTTCTAACCATTTAGGTGTTTTGTCCCTGCATACATAAACAAAACAATCTGTGAGAACTCCATCTCTACTCTTGCATGATTCAAATGCACTTGCAAAAGTGTTAAAGGTACTGCTGTTATAAGGTATAGTTATAATGCCGCCCATAATATAACTCCTATAACTCCAAGGGCATACTGATCGTATACTCTTGTAGTATGCTAGCCAATCAACCTCTTTTGGATGATCTGCTCTTTCTTTTGCCATATGCTTCGGCTTCTTTGCGAGTCTTAAACACTTTACCTGTTTTGCCCCACTTGTAACCACCGCTTTTTGCTTTCATTACTGGCATTACTTAACCTCTTTTACTTTTGTTACCTTTTTTCTTTTTCTTTTTGGTTTTCATGTACTTTGCCATGATTATACCTTTTTATGTGTAGAATGATCCATAGTAGTCACAGAACTGTATGCCATTCCGTCTACTAACTTGTTCATTCCTTTTGCTTCGTCTCTTCTGTCCTTAAGACTTTGAGTCATTTTGACACCTCTATGACGCATACCTAGACTTTCGTCCATTCTGTCGTTATAGCCTTGTCCTTTCCATTTCTTAGCCATCATTTTTCTCCTTTTGATTGCTGGCGCAACTGTTTTACTAGTCGTTGCCATCTATTACTGCTTGTTTAACTGTTTCTAAACCACAATCTGGGTTATCCATAGCAAATTGTATTGCGAATGTTATTTTATCGCCTGACAATGTTGCTATGTAATCTCTTATATCTTCTGGTAATATTTGTTCCATTATATCTCCTTACAAGTTAGCATGGTTAACTTTTTGCCATGAACTACCATTATAGAAACATAATGTTGCTTCTGTGGTGTTGTACACAGTATCACCTGATCCCATACCTGTCAATGCGTTTATTTCTGTAGTTGTTAAGTTCAGGAATCTGATTCTATTACTAAACATAGATACATCATCACTGAATTCAACTTTGGTAACTGCTTCACTTTGTAATGTTAAATTGTCTGACTGTTCTGCTAAGTTGAACTTCCATTCTTTAGCAGTAACACCTGAACTAACCACTGTTGTTACAGTACTTGGTACTGTTTGTATAGTATTGAAGTCACCTGATCCAGATACAAACGGTGATTGTCCACCCAATGATGTGTAAGTAACAACTGTTCCGCTACCACCACCACTTATAGGTGCGGCACCGCCTGTGCTAAGTCTATAAGCATGATTACCGGTTGTTCCTGATGTGAATATATAGTTCAATGTGTATTGATTACCGCCTAATGCACTTTCATTACCAGTTGAAGAGTCAGTGAATGTACCACTTGCACTCATTGTTGCTACAACACCATCTAGTGTGTTACCTGGTGACAAAGATGCATCCAGCATCACGAATGGTTGATTGAAAAATGCTGAATTAACAACAACACCATCTAGTATAGATGCAATGTTAGTGACTAAGTTAGAACTGTTGTCTATTCGTTTCAGTGACATTTGCATATCACCTACTGTGCCTGCATTCACTGAACCACCGTTGTTTACAGTAAATTTAGCACCACTTGGGGCACTTGTATCTGCATAATTTATTTCTGCCCAACGAGTATCACCACCAATGTATGCTTCTTGTGGTCTAGTACCTGTTACTTGTGCCGCTGGCAAGAATGTTATAGGCTTTCTGTTAGTGCTGTTACTACCTATGAATAATTCACCTTCTTTGTAAGAAAGATATGTATCAGCAGTTACACCATTTCCTGTGGAAGCAAAGTAAACATTTGTGTTACCTCCAACACCACCGCCCCATGTGTCCCAATTATCTGCGGCAGCCACACTCATGTATGCAGGAACATTATATGAACTTGGATTTACCAATTGACCATTTGTACCCCAGAATGTGAGTCTTCCTAATTCTTGGTTCAGTCTAGGATATGAGTCAAAGTCATTGTCTGTGGATTTACCGTTAGCAGTTGTGAAGAACATTCTAGGTGCACCAGAACCTAAAGTTCCCGAATTACTTTGTGCGGCGTTATCTGTGTAACTCTTGAACAACATAGCAGGCTGTACAGGTTCTGTGCCTGTGTCAGTTAAACCATCCCACATAATGTTTACACCAAATGAAGGGAATATGTCGTTTTCACCTCTGTTGGTTAAGTCAGTGTTTTCACCTACTACAATACCTTGATTTGCTTTAATTACAGTATTTGCCGGTGTTAAATTAGTTCTTGCTACAGTGAAGTCACTGAGATCAGCAAAAGAATATTCTGAACCACTGCCTACTGCCGCAATATCAAAGTCTGCGCCTTGCGGTCCTCTTTGTGGATAACCATATTTGATGTTTCGTCTTCTTTGAGTAGCAACAGTTGTGTAACTGCCTGAACCTGTGGATTGTAATGTACTTTGTACACTCATTACCAAGCCAGTATCTGTGTCAACTAAACCTGGAGAGAATGTGTTACCTGAACTAAAAGTTAATGTAGCATCACCTAGAGCGGTTGAACTCATTGTGACATTACCTGTAGCGGCATCAATTGCTGTTACATAAGCATCATCATCAAATATAATTGTGCCACCTGTTAATACATAACCTACTGCTAAGTCACTTACTGTTGCGGCTGAATCATCATCGCCTTGTCTAATTGCTGTTACTGTGATGTTTGCATCACCAGAGGTTACAGAACCTTCAAATTCGAAGAACTTGAGGTCTGCAGTACCTGAATATGTTATTATAGATGAATTTGCTGGTAATTTGTTACCACCAAATAGTGCATAACCATCACCATCTACTTTGAATACATCTACTTCAGTACTGCTACTAGAAAATTCTTCTACTACACTAACATTATTACTGCTATCTGTAGATTTTAGTGTATTTCCTATCAATTTTCCAGTTGTGGCAGTTATGTCACCATCTGCGACAGTTATGTCACCGCCTGTTATGTTTAAATTCCCAGAATTGTCAATTGTAACATTGCCGCTGAAAGTTGCTGTTTCACCAGGACTCTGGGTTAGACTTTTAATAGCAATGTCACCTAAAAAGTCTGTTTCTCGAATTATATTTTTGTGACCTACAACTGCGAATGCATCTTGATTTATTCTAAAACCACTATTGATATCAATGTTTCCGAAGTTATCGCCTGCATTTTGTGTAATATTTACACCTTGGGTTGTGCTAGGTTCTACAGAAGTATCAGAATTATGTAGATAAACATTGCCTACAGCCTGAAAATAACCATTACCGGCGCTGTTAACTTTAGTAGTTCCTGAAGTAGTTATATTTCCTGCACTTAAAAGTCCAGGTGTATTGATATCACCTTGATATGCACCAATAGCGGCATTTGCTCTATCAGTTGTGTAGTATAAGTTAGTGCCTTCTGCTAAGTCATTTGTTGTTTTACCTGAGAATGCTGTGTTAAATCTAGCATCTGTGTAGTATAAATTTGTACCTTCTATTAAATCTGTTGTGGTTTCTGGTAAGACAAATTCTGTAGTACCGTCATTACTGGCTTTCCATTTGTCAGCGCCTTCGTCCCATAGTAAATATGTATTTGAACTTGAACCTCTGTCGACGAATATCTGAGAGTTGGCACTTGGAGCACCTACTTGTCCGTACTGTAATGTAACATTTCTATCTTCTACTAGTAGATCAACTACTGTTTCTGAGTTAATATTACCAGTAACATTTAAATTACCGCCAATACTAACATTACCTGTTGCTGTAATACTAGTAGCACCAGTAAATGTACCATGTGCGGCACTTGTATTTGATGTTGTTGATATGTTTGCAGTTGATGATATCTGCTTAGTGTAACTTTCTAATTTGGTATCTGTGATAATATCACCACCAGTACCGTTACTCCTTCCTACGAACCAATCACCGCTACTAGCATCATACTTGATGTATGCATTACTTAATGAACCACTATAACTGTTATCAACATTTAAGAACCAATCTTGAGCTGTTGTTGCATCTTGGTCTTTTAGTACTA